CTACCTGATCTACACTTGTACTAAAAGTACAATTAGTAGCTGCACCAAATGGAACACCTACTGAAATGTTTGTTGTAACACTTCCAGGATTAGTTGATTGTGTATATAAGGTTATTTCATTTGTAGTAGTACCTAAATAATTAACTTCAATAATAATTCTATCTGTACTTGCTAATACAGTAGTAGAAATTGTCATACTTGTACTATATAAAGTCTTACTATTTGACGTTAGTGTAGTTTCTGCCGAAGTTGCTAACAATGTAGCTGTAGAACCTGCGTATTTATATAGCTTGTATTGAACCTTAGCTCCTGCAAAGGCAGTTGCTATAGAATAGTAAGCTGACATAGTCCATGTACCAGCAGTAATCTCAGTAATGTTAGGATCACTAGCATCAGTTATAAAAGAAGCTATTACACCTGCTCCTGTCTTTGTAAAGTTAGTAGAAGTACCAATTATATCTTCAGTGCTTAACTCTTTACAAGCAAAACCATTAACAGTCACTCCTTGATTTATAGAACCATTAAAGTAATATTGTTTATTTGTGTCGTATTTGTATAATACTATATTAGTTCCATTTATTACCGATGCCATTATTTCCTAGTATTTAAGTTTTTGAATATATCTATTTCTATAGTTGTTCCGTTATAATTAATCTTTTTTAATACTGACTCTTGTGTAGCTTGTTTTAAATCCCATTTAAAGGATTTTAATAAGTATGTGTAAGTATTAACACCATCATAAGAGTAAGTAAACTTGCTATCTAACCAATATCCAATGCTTTTAAATTGACCTTCTATAACAGTTTGAGTCCTTACTTGGTCTATGCCAATATCTTGAGCAACTAAAGTAAATAACTCAGTACTGCCTGTTGTTCCTCTTCCAAATTGATTAGCAAAACCAGCATTTGCAATTAAAGTATACATACCAACATAAGAAGAAGCAGAAACATCTTGTGGTTGATTCGCAGCTCTTGCACCTGAATCAGTATTCTTAAATATATCATTATACATAAAACCTAAAGCAAAGTTTTCTCCTTCTTCTGGCTTAAATTGAGAATCTATACTACCAATTTCTCTATAAGAGTCATAATTATAAATTTGCGATACAGGACCTACATTTTGAACTAAGAAATAATATAGTTCAAGATATGGAGTACCACCACCATCAATAGGTCTGTAGATAATAACATCAATAGCACCATCAATAGGTACTAATATTTGCTTAGGGAATCCTACAGGATAATCATTAAGATAAACTGTAGTTGTAGTAAATTCTCCACTATTGTTTAAATACTGAGCAGCAGAGTTATCAGAAGGTATAATTCTTACCCAATATCTAGCCGTACAGTTATATTTATAATCTAACCATCTTACGTTAATATAATCCCCAGCTTTAACATCATTACCAAATGATCTAACTGCTTTATTATTTTCTGTTGGATTGCTTGTTACATCATCTGTAAATAATCCTCCAGTTGTAGCATTATATTTAGAAACTACCATACCTGTTTCAATCCATGAATCTACGTTGTTAGTCCCTGACCAAGATAAAAACCACCCATTAGCAACAAGTTGCTTTACGTTATATATTGGGCTAAATTGAGTATAAGACTTTTGAGCCCTATTAAAGCTAACCAATAAAGATTGACCTATTTGCTTAAAATTATTAGTTGCGTCTATAGCAACTGTAGTAGTATTACCTACTGTTTGAGTAGATTGGTAAGCACCTGCACTATTGTAAACATAGTAAGCAATACTTGTTTCTCTAGTCAAAGCTCCATAGCAAGTTAAATACCATTTATCTTCCTTATAAAAACACTCCCATCCAAACCTATTACATATATATTCCAATATGTCATAGTAATTTAAATACTCTCCATATTGTTCCATTAAGTAATTCTTCTTTAGATACATATTTTCTATGTTCCTAGAAGGTACGTTTGCTGTTTTATAGTACTCATTCACCCATACATCTAAAGTAAACTCAGTCTTAGAAAAGCAATCAATAAGCAAATCTTTTAGACTTACTTGATCTTCTGCATTAAATCCAATACCATTTGTTAAATTAAAGTAATATTTCTTGTTCTTAGTTCTAGATAAACCATCAACAAAGGTCAATGACAAGCTATTTAAATCCACAGGTGAGAATTGTACACTATCTACAGGCATAAAAAATCCTCTCCATATTACAGTATTCCATGTATAAGAACCATCATAAGTTCCTTTTGTAACAACTATCATATAGTCATTATCATCAGCAGTAAAGAAATCTTGTAATAACTCAGCATAATTAGTGCTTTGAAATTCATTCTTTACTATGTTTAATCTAGCTCTCGTAGCTAATATTGGCGTATATGCATTACCTTCTGTATCTATAGTTTCTATTACAAAAGGGCTATTAGATGCAGTTAGTGGATATATAGTACCACTAGAATAGCCGTCTTTGTAAATCTGAGCCCTATAGGTGACGTTTGTTCCATCAGGTATGGCATATATATCATCAAATATAATCTCGTATTTTGGGTTTATAAATGCCATTAGAATGTATTATTATTGTTTCTACTTGTTCTGTTTAAAAGTACTAATAAATCATTTCCTGATACTTGAGCTACTAATGTTGAATTTTGCATTGCACTAGCTGCTGTAAGATTCCCAAGAGATTCACTTTCTTTTGGGCTTACGGCTGCTGTAGGATTAACGCCTCCAAATAAATTAGCTCCCATTCCCATTCCTTGACCTACAAGCATCCCAAATGTTTTTCCTATTTGTGATAAATCCACCAATCCTATAAGTGCCATTAAAGCTACAACAATGGCAGCAGCAATAGCAACTTTAGCTAGTTTTTTAATCAAATCAGAAAATGCTGTGCTAAGAACATCTCCAATACTAGCCCCTTTTTCTAAAAGCATATCTATAGAAGGTCCAAGAGCACTCATCATTCCAATCCCTATTTTTAATAAGTACTCTGCATTCTCCTTAGCCATTTTCTGCATTTCCTTAAATTTCTTCCTAATAGATTCAAACCATCCTTCTAATTGCTCTTTACCTGCATTAAAAGTATTTTTATCAAATACTTGCTTTGCTACAGGTTCAGTTATAACTTCAATGTCACCACCAATATTTTGTTGTGCTTCTGCTAATTTTTGTTGAAGTAATAATTCTCCTCTTAGTTGTATTAATTCTGCTAACTTTTTTAAAGCCTCTTTAGTTTTTTGACCAGCTAAATCATCAATAGCACTATTTAATGCTCTTATTTGTCCTTCTAAAAAGTCTAATTGTGACATTTGCCTAAACTGACCGAATAGTAAATTCAATTTACTCATTTCGGTATTTAAGCTATTCATAGTTTTTTGGAAATCACTTAAGGGAACTTCTGTATTCTTAATGTCCTTTTTGAATAACTTAAATATATCTATTTTTTCACCTGCTCCTTGTACTTCTTTAAACGCATATTTAAACTTGTCAGCAAATATGTTTGCAGTTGTTTGTGTTGAATTAGCAATTAATTTGCCAAAATCTTTATCAAATATTCCTACTACTCCTCCAACTAGATTACCAAATGTTTTTAATCCATATGCTAATATTTCAATAATTATATTCCAAGCATTTTTAAACGAATTAACTATAACATCACTAAAGCTTTGCCAATCTCCTTTTAATACAGAAGTTACTAATTTAAAAGCATTTGCAACTACATTACCTGCATATTTTAATATCTTTAAAACAATATCCCATGTGTCGCTAAATATTCTTACTATATAAGATCCAAACATATCCCATAAAGTCATTATAGACTTTACTACAGAATCAAATGCTGGTTTTAAAGCATTATATAAATCAGAAGCAACACCGTTTACAAAAGATTTAAATGATTCAAATATTGCCTTTGTGCCCTTTGACATCTTATCTCCTTGCAATACAAAATATGTCATTGCTGCTGTAACCGCAGATATAGCTAAATATAAAACTCCCATACCTTGAACTAAGGCTGGGATGTTATTTTGAATACCTCTAAAACCATAAGGTAAATCCTGTAGAATTAGAGAAATGCTCATTAAGCCTTTATTGAACTTCTTAGAAGAGCCTTCAAAGCCTCTCATTGCATTAGCAGATTGCTTAATAGTGCCTTCTAAAACCTCAAAGTTTTTACCTAATCTACCTAATTCTCTATTTATAATGTCAGATACAATCTTAAACTCTTCAGCATTTGCTTGTATCTTAATTCTTATTGTTTCATCTACTGCCATTATCCTATAGGTTTGATATTATTATACTTTTTTAATACTTCTTGTAATTCATCATTACTCATCACTCTTTGCTTCACAAAGTTACGATTATCGCAGTCAAGTTGTAAAAGGTCAGTAGGCTTTATCTTTTTGCCTTTACCCATGTGAATATTTATCAATAAAGTAGTCTGCCATCTTAACTTAACCCAATCTTGTTCTTCTTGATGCCTTTTACCATACCACACAAAATCTAACTCAGCCATCGTCATATCCCAAAACAAATGGGGAAGCACTTGGCACTCCCCCATTGAAAATCTCTCAATATCAATCCACTCTAATTTTTTTTTACATCAGAGTTTTTACCTTTCTTGGTTTCTGGCTTATCTAAGCCGCTTACCATACTGTCAGATAATGCTTTAAAGATATCTTGTAGTTTTTCACTAGTAATACCTCCCATGTCATCTATCCAATCACATACATCTAAGTCAGTAAACTTAGGAGTAATACCTTCTTTATATAAAGGGTATTCTGCTGCGGATTTCAACAAGTTAACGATAGCATCTAATGTGCCATCTCCACTTAAAGCATCTCCTATTTCTGAAGGACCAATTCCTTGTAGTTGACAGAATCTTTTTAAAGACCATGTACAAAACCTCATAGGTATCTTAGTCCCATCGCTTAGGGATAGTTCGTAATGTCCTCTCATATTTTGGTGTTTTTGGTGTTATTATGCGTTAGTAGCCTGAGTTAATGCTCCTGTTCCTGTAAAAGAAACTGAATATGTTGCTGGAGATTCCATATCAGCAGTAACGTCTAAGCTTTCAATAAATGCAAGACCAGACCAATATAAGTCACCTACTATTGGAGTTGACCCAGAAACTGTAGTAAACTTAACTGTAACTGCTGTTCTAGCAGCTAATGCAGTAAAAATATCTCCTACAACGTAATTCGCACCAGTTGGGTCAACTGTAGCAAGACCATCTGTTGTTAAAGACCAAGACTTTAATCCACCAATTTCATCAGCCCATCCATTACTTGATTTAGTTGTTGCATCTGGTAAGTCAGCACTTACAGATAAAGAACATGATGTAGAGTGAGCAACTACTTCATTGCCTACTAATACTACCAAGTTTGTACCATTAAAAATTCCTGTTGTTGGCATTTTATTTTATTTTAATTTTTTATAATATTTGAGTTACGAAATGTTCGAACACAATGACTCTTTTAAACACATAAGCCTCATCCACATAGTCAAAGGTAGCTTCATTAGATGACATTCTACGAGTGACTATTTTAAAGTCAGGAGAAGCACTTG